GCCGCTTGGAAATGTACCTTGCGCTGCTCGATGGCGCAATGTGCGAGGATGTCGAAGTGCGCCAGCGTCGGCAGGTGCTTCTTTAGACGGCCCGACCCGTTCTGAAACTGATAGGCGTTGCGCCGCGTCTCCCGTGTGCGTAGGTGGCCCGACTTCACCTGCACCCGCATGAACACGCCGTCACCGTTCCACGCCACAAGGTCAACGCTGTCTTGCTGCGCCGGGGAAACGCGCCAGCCGAGGCCGAGGATTGCAGCCGCTGTGATATACTCCCCCATTAGCCCGGTCGTGGTTGCGGATTCGGTCACAGTCTTCCCTGTTCGTGCAGGACCAGCAGAACCAGCCCGGTCAGGACCGCCAGACAGCCGACGATGAACGCGGCAATGATCGCAGCGTCTATGATCTTGCGACGCTTTTCCATAGCAGCCACCTCGGCCTCGCGTCTGGCCACCCTTGCCTTTGCCTGAAACTTTTGCCAGTCGTGCCACAGCCCCGGCCTGCCGGCGTAGATCATGATCTGCTTCAGCTCGTCTTCCTGCTGCCGGATCTTCTCCAGCGCCAGAAATTCTTCGAGGTCGGACCCGCCGCCCTTCTTCTGCGCCTTGCGTTGCAGGCTTTCCTTCGCGCCAACAAACTGCGCCACAGAAGATGCGGCGTCAGCGATCTCCTTGCCATTGGATATGGCAGTCTTCAAAATTCCGAAGGCCGCATTTGCTGCGGCGATTTCCGCAAGCATCAGCGCCTCGTCACAACGACAAGGATCGCGATCAACATGCCGATCTGTATTAGATCAATCATCGGGACCGGGATCATTAGTAGACCTTCCGCGTTGGCGGGACCATCTGAGGCAGGCAGTACGCCGTCACAGTTGACCCCTGTTGGTGAAGCGTCCGAGCGTACCAGACGCACTCATTCAAATCCCGAAAGGCTAGGTCGTCGCTGACCTTGCGCTTGTCCTCGCCAGTGCCGAGGAAAACATAAAGGACAAAGACCGGGACAAGCTCCACATCAATCCCGGCCCATCAGCTTGTCCAGCTTCGCGTCGAGGCGGTTTAGCGCGTCCATCACGTTCTGCCTGTCGTCGCGCAACTCGCCCTTGGTGGCGTAGTCTTCGCGCGTCCTGTTCAGCAGGATGTCGATGCGCTTTTGCTCACGCGCTATGCCGCCAATGAACCACGCCCCGCCAGCAATGATGACGCCAATCAGCAGGTCTATGAGGCCGGACATCTCCATCGCGCAGCCCCTTATGCGTAGGGGCTGTTGCCAAGAACACTGGCGTCCCAAGCGGCCTTGAGGCTTGCGATGTCGGTGGCCGCATCAATGGCAGCGGCGGCAGGTGCGTCACGCAGGGCGCTCTTGGCGGCAACAGACGCAGCCTTTGCGTCGGCGTCGTCAGCCTCAAGCGCCTTCATATAGGTCACGTCCTCTGCGTCGAGCAGTGGGCCGCGAACCTCGCGGATTTTGTCGCGGAAGATGTCCTTCGCCTTGGCGAGGTCTTCGCTGATTACGTTGCCCGACAGCGACCAAGCGCCTCGGAAGTCACGGTTTGCAGGAACGGTAGCGGTTGAAGCATCAATCTGATTACCGTCCTTGTCTACGATGTAGGTTGTCACAGCCATCGGGGTACTCCTCTATGCGGCTACTTTGATTTCATCAGAGATGCGCCAAGCGTTACGCCAGACACGGGTTTGCGGCAACTGCTCTTTCTTGCAGATTACCATCTTCGGGCGGTTGCCCTCATCCCAATTCTGCCAGACGTGCTGCGGCACATCCTTCATAATCAGGTATTCGATTGCCTCTTCCTCGGTCATAGGTCCGACAGGCGGCGTCTCATGCAGCAGATAGCCGCGAGTGTGCCGCTTGAATTCGGGCTGGGCCTCGTCTTTGGCAAGCTCCCAGTAGACCCAGACCGGCGGGAGGATACCGCCAGCAAGGGCGCACGCCATCCAGTTAAGGTCAGGAACCAGTATCTTGGCGCACTCGTCGATGCTGTCCTCATAGACAACCCGGTAGTCAGACTGGTGCGGCTCAAGGTTTTCCTTTGCCCAGCAAAGCCTGTCCCACAGATGTGTGCCGGTGAAGTCAGGCGTCATGCGAGGTCTCCCAATACGCCCACGCCGCCACCGCCGTCTACACGGGTTCCAGCATCAGCATCAAACAAATCAAGTGCTATGCTTCCTGTAGTTACAGTGCTGTAAAGCAGGACTCTATTTTCATTAGCTTTTCCGGCGCAAACACCAGTGAAATTCTCATTATTCATACTGCTGGTAAAAGAAAAGGTGTAATCACCAGTTCCATTGTCTGTGCCGGATGAAATATTGTGTGAGTCTAATGCCGTGGCAGTGCTATTTGTTCTACACCAAGCCTTCGCACTACCATTCACGACATAATCGGTGGTCAACGAACCCGCAGTCGAGTGGGTCAGGGTGTCTGCTACGATTGTGCCAGCCATTATGCGAGGTCTCCCATCACTATGCCCTGTGTAACATTATCCGCATACGACAAGGCATCTGCTCGACTCCATACTCTTGCATTATACTGCGAGGTGGAGTGCTGACTATGATTGATACCGCTAATTTCAGCGTGACTAGTTACAGTAGATGTAGCAAAGTTTGCGCTATTCATATTGTTGGTAAACGAAAAGTGAAAGTCTCCAGTGCCATTATCTGTTAAGCCGGATAAGTTAAAGGAATCTTCTAGGGAATTGTGTGCAGCATTTGCATCGTGCCACGCCTTCGCCAGCCCCTGCTGCAACTGGAACGTCGCTGCGCCGCCCTCAGAGGTGACCGTCACATTACCAGCCGCAGTCTTGCCGGTGAGATTGTCTGCGATGATGGTACTCATGCGAGGTCTCCGTGAACTGTGCTGCAATAAGTATTGGGGTCACGATAGCTTGAACTGTTGCTGTTTCTGATACGAACCTTGCTTGCGGTCAACTCACGCAGATGCGCTATCTCAATAGATGTCGCCGCTTTATAACCTGTCAAAGCCGTCACACTAAAGTTAGAGTCGGACATTGCGCTGACTAGCGTATAGCTGGCGTCACCTGTCCCCTCATCCGTGGTTGAGGCGACGTTGAAGCTGTCCCGCGCTGTGGCCGCAGCCCCGTCTTGTTGTGCCCAAGCCTTCGCCGCACTCTGTTTCGTCAGCGTAGCCGCACCGCCGCTGGTGTTCTGGATTGTATCTGCCTTTAAGGTACTCATGCTATCACCAGATTGCCGTTCACAGTCAGGGTAACTCCGCTTGCAACGGTCAGGCTAAAGAAAGCCCCAGCGTTGTCGCCAGATGCGATGGTTGTGTTTGTGTCAAGCTGCTGCTCATGCACTCGGAAGATGTCGCCCTTTCCATTGGTGGTGTCACCGGTCGCGCCGTTCTCACCTTGGAAATAACCAGCGCCACCTGCCGGTGCAGCCTCTAGGCTGATTGAGGTGGATGCGTGGTCATAGGTCAGCAGGTAATTGTCTTGGCCAGCGCCGACAGTCTGGTCGGCGTCAAACGTAAAGTTGCCGAGGCTCACATTGCCTGTGCCGTTGGGCGTTATGGCAATGTCGCCGTTGCTGGCGCTGACAATGCTGTTGCCGTTCACATCCAGATTGCCGCCAAGCTGCGGGGTGGTGTCGCCAACAAGGTCAGGTGAAATAGTGTTCCAAGCCGAGCCGTCATAGATGCGGGTGCTGTTGTCGCCAGTGTTGAAATACCAGTCACCGGCAGTCACCGGGTCGCCGTTTCCATCCACTGTCGGGTTCGATGCCTGTGCGCCAAGGTAGAACTGTTGGATAGCGTCACGCGCAGCCTCTGCTGCCGTAGCTGATGTTGCCGCATTGGACGCAGATGTAGCCGCCTCGGCGGCTTTTGTCGTCGCCGTACCGGCATCTGTCGAAGCCGAGGATGCGCTTGCGGCGGCAGAAGTGGCAGATGTCGATGCCTCGCCGGCCTTTGTCGTCGCAGTCGCGGCAGATGTCGAGGCAGAGCTGGCACTTGATGCCGCAGCAGTCTCGCTTGCAGCCGCAGCCGCCTCAGACGCGGCACTAGCAGTCTCGCTGGCCGCACTAGCAGTCTCAGACGCAGCCGCTGCTGCGGCGCTGGTCGATGCCTCGTCGGCTTTTGTTGTGGCCGTGGCGGCGCTTGTGGAGGCGCTGGAGGCGCTTGTCGATGCAGACGATGCCGAGGTAGCCGCATTTGTCTCAGCCGTCTCAGCAGCCGCCTGAGCGGCTTCTGCGGCAGCCTGTGCTGCCTCCGCATCCGCGACAGCCGTCGCGTCAATCACCAGATCAAACTTGGCGGCATCAGCGTTGGTGCTGATCGGCGCGGATCCGCTGGACGTGTGTGCCGTGTTGACGCGGTAGATGCTTTCGTTGACCGGATCCTTGACCAGATCCCGCACCGTGTAGGCTGTTGATGCTGCCCAGTCGCCGCGCCAGTTGCCGATGTCCTCACCGACAATCGGGTTGCCGTTG